ATTTTACAAAGAATAGAAAATGGTGATGCAAGAACTATGGTAAAACTTCTTGCTGCAATTCCTGTTTATGGAGGTATTCAAGAATTAAGAGAGTTAGCTAAATATGGAGAAGTTGTAACTGACATTGATGCTGATACAGATGAATGGTGGGCAGAGTCTTTTAGATTATCAGGTCTACCAGGTGTGTTACCTGAATTTTTAGCAAATACATTTGTTGGTCCAGGTTCAAGACAGCCATTCTTCTTAGCATTTCCTGCAGGTAGTATTGCATTTGAAATAGATAAAATTACAAAAGATTATTTAAAAGGAAATACAGAAAGAGCAAATGAAAGATTCTTTCAAAGAATAGCACCTTTACCAAATTGGAGAAGGTTTGTAATAGAAAGATTAAAAGATGTTGGAGTAGATTTTGATGATGGTACTACAAAATTACCTGAAACAAAATTAGAAAGAAGACAATTTAATCAAGGTGATGAAGTATTAAAAGATGAAAAAACAAAAGGAGAAAATAAGGATATGAATATAAAAAATGCTGCAAAAGCTGCAGTAGTGGCAGGAACTATGACTATTCCTACTTTTGCAGAGGGAGTACCACAAAAATATCCTTCAGATGCAGGAGGAGTAATTATAGAAGAAGCTAATAAAATTGAAAGACTTGAGAATGAAATGGCAAAAGCTGAAGAAAATTTTATTTTACCAAAAAGAAAACCAAAAGTAACAGTTAAAGAAAAAACTATAGACTATAGTAAATTACCAGATTTATCTAAAGAAAAAAATAAAGGTATGTTTGATATAGCTACAGTTATTTATACAAATAATAAAAAGAATGCTGTGCCAGATGATGTATTAATAGCAATGGCATTAGAAGAAAGTGGTTATGGTACAGGTAGATTTTATAAACAAGGTAATAATTTTTTTAATATGATAGCTGAAGAAGGTGATAAAAGAATAAAAGCAAAAGGTGATGAAACAGTTGTTGCTAAATTTGATACACCTTCACAAAATATAGATAAATTTTATTCTTGGGTAGATAATAAAGGTCATTATGAAAATGTTAGAAAAACTATTAAATTATATAATGAAGGAAAAGCTAATAAATCTGACATTATAGATGCAATACAAGCTACAGGATGGGCTGAGAACCCAGAATGGGCTAGTAATGTTAAATCTATTTTAAATAAAAGAGTTAATGGTAAGCATAAAAATCAATTAAAAGACTTATCTGATTCTTTGTTTAATGAATAGTTGACAATATAAAGAATTTTTACTATAATATAGTAGAAAGCAATGCTCATATGAGGTTGCAAACTTAAATCGCTTAACGAAAGGATATAATATGACACAATACGATTTAATAAATTTTGACCCATTTAGAAACTTTTCTATCGGTTTTGATAGAATGTTTGATTCACTAAATGAAGTCTCAAGAATAAACACTTCTAACTTTCCACCTTACAACATAAGAAAAGTTGGGAAAGATAAATATCAAATAGAGATGGCATTAGCTGGATTCTCTAAGTCTGATATAAATTGTGAGTTACAAGATGGTTTACTTACAATTAAAGCAAAGAAAGAAGATAAAGATAGTGATAACTTAATTCATCAAGGTATTGCATCTAGAAGTGTTGTTAGAAAATTTACTTTAGCAGAGTATATTAAAGTAGATTCGGCTGATTTCAAAGATGGTATTTTAAAAATTAATTTAATTCAAGAAGTACCAGAAGAGAAAAAAGCTAAAACAATTAAAATAAAATAATGTAGTTGTGGGGAGAAGAGTAAGAGCCATGTGCATCTTAACACTCCCCACACCACAAATCTAGGAGATAAATGATTCCATATAGATTATTATTCAATGTAGGTTCTAAAGCTTTTGGCACTTTCATGCAAAGAAGGCAAGACAAAGCTAACAAGAAACATCAAATTGCTTTACAAGAAATGGCAACAGGAAATGAAAGAGCTAAAAGAAATGGTTCTTTGTTTTTAGATTTAGTATTAGGTGCATTTATATTAGCACCATTAGGAATACTAGGTTACTCTGTTTTTTATGGAGACCAAGTTATGTTAGATAAAGTAGAATTTTACTTTGAACAATTAAAAAAAATACCAGAAGCTTATCTATGGCTAATTTTTATTGTTGTAGGTGGGAACTATGGTATATCTGTAACCAACTTATTAACAAAGAAAAAGTTTAAATAACAATGGGTAAATATTATGAAAAAGTTTTTAAAGAAACTTTGGAAGAAGTATGTGGACTGGTTATTCAAAGATTTTTATAAATGAAAATATCAGATAAAACAGCAATAAGTATGCCTATGCGAAACTTAATTAGTATAGTTATCGCTATATCTGTAGGTGTATGGAGTTACTTTGGTATTGTAGAAAGATTAAATAAACATCAAACAACATTAGAGTTGATGTCTAAAGATTTAGAACAGAATACAGAATTTAGAATTAAATATCCTAGAGGAGAATTAGGACAATCTTCTGGAGAAGCTGAACTCTTCATGCTTGTAGAACACATGAGTGGTCTATTAGAAGATGTTGAAAAAGAACTAAAAAGCATGAGACATAATGCAGTAAATATAGACTTTTTAAAAGAACAAGTTTCAAAACTACAGACAGATGTAGAGAAATTGATAAGAAATGGTAAAACAAATCATTAAATTACTTAGCTATATTTTTGGCAAGAAGTGTAAATGTAAGGGGAAAAAATGATAGAGACATTATTCGTATTGACAATGTATTTAAATGGTGCTATGATAGAATATACACCGAAAGATACACTATCAAAATGTTTAACATCTAAGAGACTGGCAATGCGTGAAGTTAATCCTCAATCAGTTATATTTAAATGTGAAAAATTAAAAGTAGAAACTGAAATTTACATGGGAGCTAAAAAAATAGTGAAAGTAATTAATGACTAAATTTATTTTAATAATACAGGTGTGTTCTTTTTTAACTGGAGTTTGTAAACCTTCAATTGAAAATACTAAATTATATAATAGTTGGAATGAATGTGTAGTCGCTGCTCACATACAAAGTATGAATTTATTGCAATCAGAAGGTATTGCAGATATGAATGAATTTCATTTAGCAACTAAATATAATTGTATAGCAGTAGAACAAGATGATGTTTAAGTATGGAAAACATCTCTAGCTATTTTTTCTAAATTTTCTGATAGTCTTTCAAAATTACTTTTACTTTCCCTTAACATAGCTGTAATAACACCAGAGTTTTCTTTAGAAAAATGTACAGAAACTTTATCTAAAGGATAATTTTTTATTTCAGTAATAAATTGTCCTTGATTATTGATAATGAGTTTAAAACCCATTAACATAGCTTCTCTTCTTTTACTTCTACTATTAGCTTTTCGGATTTTTGGGTTGACTTGCATTGCTCTTCCTTAATAAATCTATAATTAAATCATCATCTTCATCTGCTCCTGTTAATTTTGTTACAGGTTTATCTCCATCTTTATATACCTCTACACTTTTTACTCTCATAGGATTAGTCATAAACACAGGCAGTTTTAAATTATCATAGCTTTTTACCATGAAGAATCCATCTTCAGCAATACCAAAAGTATGTACATTTTTTATATCAATATCTTCTTGACCAACTAAACACAATCTCATATTATAAACTGGACCAGTAGGTTGTTTTGGTTTACCATCCATACCTAATATATTAGACATTATATATCTTGATTATGATTGTTGTTATCAGTTTGTTGATGGTGTTCTAAGTCTTTAGAAAAAGAACCTGGGTCTTCGCTATAATCTTTACTTACAAAACTTGACTCAGTTCTAACTTCACCTTGTTGATAATCATCATCAACTAAACTATCTATACTTTTAGAATAAAAAGCATTTAACTTTACATTGTTGGATGTAATTTTCTTTTTTAAATGTTCTTTTAAATCTTTTATTTTTTCAAATAACATTCTATCTATATGTGAATTAATCCCATACATATTTAAATCGTTTAAGGAAGCAATAAGTCTTCTTAAACCTCTAGCCCTTTTTTCTAACTGCCTTATTTCAGCTTCTGATATACTCATGTATAATCCCTCTCTATTATCATTTCAAGATAGTGAATAGCTTTTTCAATATCTTTTTGTTTTCCTTTAACTGCGTGTCTACAAATATACTTAATAGCATTACCTTCTGCAAACAATAAATTATTTTCATTAATAAATTCTGCAGGTTGTATTTTCATTTTAGCATAATGATTACCACCAACTTGTTTTTCTAGTGAACTATAAGTTATACCTTTAAACATATCTTTATTTGTCATTCTTAATAGGTCCTTCCTCTATCATTTTATTTCTTCTTAATTGTTGTTCTGTTGGTTGCAACATATCATTTAATGTGTCTATTGTCAACTCAGGGTTGTGTTTTAATTTTTTTACTACCCACTTATAAGACCATGGTTGTAATCTTAATGTTGTATTTTGCCAGTAATGAGTTTGATTAGGTAATAAAGTTAAGATATTTTTTACATTAACTTTTTGTTGTTCTTCTTTATTTAACAAACCTTTCAACCATTCAACAAGAATAGCTTTTGCTTTATTTCTAATTTTACTC